GTTTGTAATGGAAACGAACAAAGGTAAAAGATTGAAATGTATTTATTGTGGTAGCGACCAGACTGATAAAATAAAACAATTCATAACCCAAGCCCTCCAAGACCAATTAAAAGACCTAGAGGAGAGAGTTGTGGGGGAGGAATATAAAGGTATTGATACACAAGATGGTTCTTTTACAAGCGGATACAACCAAAAAAGACAAGAAATTAAACAAATCTTTAAAGAATATAAATGAAAATACCCTACTGGTTAAAACTAAAACTTTTTTTCTATTTTTATGGTAAACCACTAATAAATAATTTGAGATACACTCGTTTCTTTGATGAGGTATTTGAGAAAGAATATAAATAAATGGAAACAGCTCTTGATGTAATAATGATAATACAGACAATATTTTTAATATATTGCTTCATATTATTATTTAAAAAATAACAATATGAAATTATACAAAATATAAACGAAATAAATGCCTCAAAAAATAAAATGCTCTAAATGCGGTATGTGGGTATTCAGACTAAACAAAGGAGGCTGTTACCACTGTAACAAGCCCCCATACCAAAAGACCCAACCTAAAGTAAAGGCTATAACTTACGCAGAACGCAAAGAAAAAGCCCTAAAGGATTGGGGATATAATGAATATTCTAAAGATTATAAATATTAAACGTAAAGGTATGGGGATCAACAAGGGTTTATTTACCTCTAATTCAAATGAATGGGAAACCCCCCAGGATTTATTTGACGAACTAAACAAGGAGTTTAATTTTGTATTAGATGTTTGTGCCACCAAAGAAAATGCAAAGTGTAATAGTTATTTTAATATAGAGTTAGATGCTCTATCAATAGATTGGTCGTTAGACGAATATTATGGTTGGAAATGGATGAATCCACCCTACGGCCGGCAAATTAAAGACTGGATAAAGAAAGCGTCAGAAGAACGTAAAGTAGTGGCCCTTATCCCAGCTAGAACTGATACCAAATATTTTCACGATTATATTTATCAAAAGCCAAATACAAAAATTCGTTTTATTAAAGGAAGATTGAAATTCAGTGATTCAAGAAATTCTGCTCCTTTTCCATCAATGTTAGTAATTTTTAATTAAATGCAAAACCTTAAAAGAAGAATAGAATTTCTTAAAAGCCACCGCAAAGAAGTACCTAAGTATTACAAAGCCCAACTAGAGATAGATATTAAGGTATTAGAGAATAAAGTAAGATTATTAACGCCGTATAAAGTATGATAATCCCCCACGCTGAACCAAAGAAACGTAAAAAAGACCCCCTAGCTAAAGAGTGTCTAGCTCTATGGGCTGAAATAGTTAAACTAAGAGCCGGGAACAAATGCGAATATCCAGGCTGTTACAAAACTACATATCTTAACGCCCACCACGTCTTTAGTAAAAGCAGAGCCTCGACTAAGTATGATTTAGAAAATGGAATTTCTTTATGCGTAGGACATCACAGCTTAAATAATGATTCAGCCCACAAAGACCCTGAATTTTTGAACAAGATACTAGGCAGACTTGACGGATACAAAGCAATCAGAACAGAAAGCTGGTTTCAAGTATTAAGGCTTAGAGCTTATACCCCACAGAAACTAGATCTAAAAATGGAACTTCTATATTTAACAAGTGAGAGGAAAAAGTATAAATAATTAAATATAAAATTATGACAAAAGAAGATTTAACAAAACAATTAGCTATTGCTGACAATAGTTTAATAAAGTCTAAAATAGTTGACGAATATGTAAGAGAAGAATTAGCTAGAGCTTTCAAGTGGTTTTTGAGTGAAGGGAAATATGGCAATAATGAAACAAATGAGCCTATAACGCCAACTTGGGAACAGATTTTCACTGAAATCGGTAGATTAAAAGCCCATAAGGAGTTTTATGAAATAACAAGCGAAATGAGATTATTGGACAGGGGCTTAAGAAGTATGGCAGAAGATATTAGTGTATTAAAGGAAAATAAACAAGAATAAGCTTGACAAAACATATAGTTTAAGGTAAACTAAGTACACATACAATTATATACATTTTGGTTGTGGGGGGTAGTGTTTTCTGACCGTTAGCATTACTCCCCTTTAGCGAACTTTGAATTATATTTATATAACAATGAATAACAAGCACTTAATAACAGGTTAACACTCGTTTTTTTGTGTTTTTTATTTGGAAAAATGGCAGTGAACAAAGACGGAAAATATACTAAAAAAACGGAGGAGGTAGTCAAATCTATCGAGGAAGCTTATGCTATGGACTGTTCTGTAGTTGAGGTTCTTATTCACGCTAATATTAGCAAACAAACACTATATAATTGGAGAGATGACGATAAGGAATGGGCTGAGCGATTAGACGAGTTGAAAGAGAATCCCTTTTTAAAAGCTAGAAAGACTATTATTAAAGGGATTGGCGAGAACTATAACAACGCTATGGACTATATGAAAAGAAAGAAAAAGAAAGAGTTTGGCGATAATATGGATTTAACTACTGACGGCGAACAATTACCTGTATTAGTAAAGTTCTTAGATGGAAAAGAAAAGTAAAATAGTTAATATACCTATAGAGTTTAAAAGGTTATTTGATGACGATTGGAGAGAAGCAGCAGTCCACGGAGGCAGATATAGCTTAAAGTCACATACAGTCGCAAGGTTTCTTTTAATAAGGGCTAGAGAGAGAAAAACTAGAGTAGCTTGCTTTAGGGAAATGCAGAACTCTATTGCTGACAGTTCGCATCAACTGTTATCTGATTTGATTAAGAAATATGAGTTAACTGATTTTGAGATAACTAACAATTCAATCATAAACAAGATAAATGGTTCTGACTTTATCTTTAAAGGCTTATATCATAATGAACAAAGTATTAAGTCTATTGAGGGTATCGATATAGCGTGGGTGGAAGAAGCTCAAACAGTATCGGCAAAGAGTTTAGAAGTCCTTACCCCTACAGTAAGAAAGGCAGGTTCTAAGATTATATATACTTATAATCGTTTATTAGAAGAAGACCCAGTACACAAAAGATTAGTAATGGATGGAAGACCTGATACTATAGTTATTAATGTTAATTACGATATTGCTATAAAGTATGGATGGATGCCTGACGTTATATTTAAGGAAATTGAAGACGATAAGAAACACAGACCCGGACTTTACAAGCATAAATGGATGGGAGAACCATCTAACTTAGAACGTAGAATATATAAAGACTGGAATATAATTGACGAAATACCGCACGAGGCTAGGCTAGAACGTAGAGGAATGGACTTTGGGTATACTAACGACCCTACTGCTATAGTGAATATATACAGGTACAATGGGGGCTTTATACTAGATGAGCTTTGTTATCAAAGAGGATTACAAAACAAACCGATAGCTGATATATTAATTGGCGACAATGAAAATCATAAAGTTTTAACTATAGCTGATAGTGCCGAGCCTAAAAGTATTGATGAAATTGCTAGCTATGGTGTACCGATACTTGGTTCTGTTAAAGGACAAGGTAGCGTAAACCAAGGGGTGCAAATAGTACAGTTCCAAAAGATAAGCGTTACTAAGCGGAGTATTCACATAAGGAAAGAATATCAGGGCTATATGTGGGAAGTTGATAAGGAAGATAAGATTATTAATACGCCTCAAGGTTATAACGACCATTCTATGGATGCAATTCGTTATGGTATTACTCATTTAGTTAAGCCATCAGATTATAAAATAAATCCTAATAATATTTTAGATGTCATTCAAGACACCAAGAGAGCAAAAATAAGCCTTAAATAATATGAACACAGACAAAGAACTAAGACAAAACATAGCTTCTTACTTTGCTCAAGTTACAATGCCCGGTGGTTATACTCATTGTTTACCTGAAACTTTAAAGATTATAGATGCTTATTATATCGGTAAATACACTGGGAGTGGTAAAGATACTAATGGAGAAGATTTGATATTTGAAAACGTAACTAAGCCGACTGTAGATGTAGCTGAAAAGCTAACTGATATTGATACTAAGCATATTCTATTCCTTAATGACTCAACTCCGGGGATTCGTTACCAAGTTTATAAGATGCAAAGACAGTTTAAACAGTGGGTTAAACAGCACGATTTAGGCGTTTTATTAAATGATATAGGACACAACTATCCTAAATATGGTCACGTTGTTATTAAAAAGGGCTTTGATAAGAAATGGAAAGTAGCTAAGATACAGAATTTTAGAGTAAACCCTGCTTATGAATGGTTAGAACAAATGCCTTGGGTGTATGAGATTAACGAAATGGACAAGGCTGATATTCTTAGTATGAAATGGAATGGTGATTTAGGCTATATTAAGGATTCACTCGATACTTCCTTTATTGTTTATGAGTGTTATGAGAAGAATTACAGTGGCGAGGGTAAGAAATGGAAACGATATATCCGAGCAGGCGTATATCGTAAGAATACAGGGAGCGGTGTTATAGAAACTACAGAGAGCCAATATACTAGAGGAAAATCAGACTATCTCCCATCAATTATCTTACACGAAGACGAATTAAATGATATTAAGGAAGTTTATAAGGAATTGAAATGGGAGAAAG